ACTGCAACTTCAGTTGCAGCTCACATGATCGATCTCGTTGGACATGGAATTATAGATAAAGTTGGGTTCAAATCTACTTTCTTAAGCTATGATATTAGTGTAGATGATGCAGTTATTCACTCTTCAGTTCCAGTTTATGATTATACTGATTCAACTGGTAAAAACTTCAGAATTACACCTACTTATAAAGATTTCTTAACTATCGGAACTCTTGTAAGAAGTGGCGCTGATATTCCTGGAGTTACTTATGTAACCAATAAAACTTTTGATGGATCTTTATATGTTATTCAAACAGCAGAACCTATCTATAATTATTTAGGTAATGAGCCTTCTGCTTATCTACAGAAACCTATTGATGACGCTTCTGTAGCAACAGCATATAAATTCTTACAACTTGATGGTCTTAAACTTACTTCTAATCATCTTCCTGGATATACAACTACAGGAACACCAAACGCTGAAGAAGGTCTTGAAAAGATCTATTCAATGCTTGAAGATGAAGGAATTCTTAGAGGTTTAACTAACCCAGAAATGATTAACTACAGATATGTAGTTGATACAATGGCCTATGGTCTTAGACCTAATTTGGGAGGTAAAGTTTATCTTTCCAGACTTGCTAAGAAGAGAGGCAAAACTACTGCTATTATTAGTGCTCCTTCAATGACTCAATTTGCAACAAGTCAGGATCCTTACTTCTGCGATGTATTCGTTAGCGGAGTTGATCCAAAACCAATTTTCAGTACGGAGTACATTCCAGTAGGAGGTAACCCTGATATGCCAAGAAGCTTCAGATTTACTCTTCCTGATGAAGACAATGGATCAAAGTTCACCGGTGTATTCGGACCATTCTTAAAATATACTGAGAATGATAAAGTTATCCTTGTTCCACCAGCTGCTGATATTTCAAATAGCTTTGTAAGGAAATTCTTAGGAGGAGATCCATACGCTATTGTAGCTAATAAAAATGGTATCATTTCTAATCCTAATCTTGCAGGTGTAGAATATATGCTCGACAAAGAAGATAGAAGCTACCTAGAACCATTTGGATATAACTCAATTATTGAGAGAACATCAACAGGTGAAGTTCTTATCTATGCAAATAGAACGGCTTATCAGACTGTAAAGAGCGATTTCAACTACTTACATGTGAGAGAGCTTCTTAACACAATTGAACTACAGGTTGAAGAAGTCCTTAAGAATTACGTATTCGATTTTAATAACCCAGTAACTCGTCTTACTATCATAAATGCAGTAACTCCTATTCTTGAATCAATGAAAGATGCAGGAGCTCTTATTAATTACCAGATCACGATGGATGAATCAAACAACACACCAGATGTCGTTGATGAAGGTCTTGCAATTATCGATATTGGCGTATGGGTTACTAAAGGAATGGAAAAAATTATTCAGAGAATTACAGTATACAAAACTGGCGGCGTAAGCACAGGCAGCAATAGTACACTTTAATAGAGAATAAATAAAATAAAAGTAACGCGATATGGCTGAAAATTTCAAAAGTCAAGGAACATTCGGAATGCCTCACTGGAGAAGTTCTAGAGCAGCACAAGAACTCTACGAACCTCTTTACTTGAACCTTTTTACTGTTCAGATTGCTCTTCCAACAGGCATTGGTTCAACAGATGAAAATACGAATCTTTTACTTGAAAATATTATAAGTATAGGTGGATTGGAATCCAACTCATTCCCAACAACTCCTGTTTCTCAGCAGTATAAATGGGCAACCAGGAGATTTGCTGGGGCTAAGCCCGACAAAACTACGATGGACGTTGCTCTCTCTTTTGAAGTAAACTTAAATCGTACTCCAAGTGCTTATGTTCTAAAAACTTTAAGAAAATGGAATGACTTAGTTTACGATCCTCTAACAGGAAGAACTGGTATCAAAGCTGATTATGTAGCTCCTTGGGCACTTATTACCCTTTATGATAGAGCTAATAATCCTTATTGGCAGTGGAAACTTTACAATGTATTTCCAATAACTCCTCTTAATGTACCTGAAATAAATTACATGAGCGAGGAAATTTATAGGATCGAAGGTTATACACTTGCTTGCGATTCTTGGGACGAAACAATTGTTTAATTATCTTTAAAAAATTATAGGAAAAGGGGGCCAAAAGCCCTCTTTTTTGTTTAAAACTATTAGGTTTTTCAGTGTATAATAATATATAGATAAATCGTATAAATTCTATAAAAATATGGATCAGAACAACGAAGAAAAATTAAAACAATTTGCTCAAGAAAAAGAAGGAATAGTAGGTCCCCCTATTACTCCAATACCAGGTGGGGTCAATCCTATTCCAATGGCTCAATCAAGAGACCCTCAAAATGAACTTGGATGGGAAAGATTAAAAATAACAGATCTTCCTACTCAAGGATTATTTTATCCTGAGGGAACAGAAATAGTAATTCGTTCAGCGACGGCTGGAGAAATAAGACACTGGTCGACCCTTAATGAAGATGACATATTTGCTCTTGATGATATGCTTAATTATGTCCTTGAAAGATGTTGTAGTTTAAAATTCCCAGATGGTAAATTTTCTTCTTGGAGGGATATAAAGGAGGTCGACAGATTTTATATTATACTTGCTATAAGAGAAAGGACCTTTGTCAAAGGAGATAATAAACTTCAAGCTAAAGTATCCGAAACAGAAAAAATTGATATTGTTAAGGATATGGTGGATTATATTACTTTTGATGATAGGGTAATGAGATTTTATTCCCCCGAAGAAAGATGTATTATTCTTCCATTTAAAAGTAGCGGGAAAAAAGTAAGAGTTTTCCTACCATCAGCAGGGGTAACAAATTGGCTTAAAAACTATATTAACCGTAAAAGACAAGCTGGAGAACCGCTTGATGAGGATTTTGTAGGATATGCTCCTTTTGTTATTGGTGATTGGAGGGGGCTAAATGATTCTTCTTATGAAAAATTCGTCCTTGATTCAAATAGTTGGTCTGCTGAAGAATATTCGGTTCTCACAGAAGTAAAGAAGATTTTTTCTGAAACTATTAATCCTGTTTTAAAATACAAAGATAAGAATGGAGGGGAGCGGGTTATCCCGCTAAACTTTCAGGGCGGAATTAAATCTATTTTCCTTATTTCAGATCCGTTTTCTAAATTGGGTTAAGATAGAATATATCTTTGCCAATAGATTTCATATAGCTCCAATTCATTTATATCCGATGGAATTTTTTGAAATCGAATATATTTTACAAGAATTGGAAGAAGCTAATAAAGAAGAGGAAAAAAGAATTAAGCAGCAAGAAGAAGAATATAAAAAACAACAGGCTGCAGCAAAAATGCCTAGATCCCACGATAAGCCAGATTATGGGGGATTTAAGGTTCCAAAAATGAATATTCCTTCTATGCCTAAACCTAAATTTTAAAAGGTGCAGTTCTGCACCTTTTTTCTTTGCTGGAGATATATAAATAAAATCTCTACAAATAAATGCAGCAGGCTAACGAACTTTTATATGGGATTCTCAAAACCCTTGGACGAATTGAGGAAAATACCCGTGGATCAAAACCTGCAGCCCCAGCAGGTCCAGGTGCAGCTGTTAGAGATAAAATAGCAATGCTTTCCAATCTTGGCCCTTCTTTGATTGGATTCGGAAAAGTAAAACCCAAAACAATAAAGGATTTCTTTTCATTTATTGAGCAAATGATGGATATTGCTAATAAGAAAAAAGGAGGGGCAAAAAATCTAAAAGATTTATCAGAATCTTTAAATAATCTTGGAACAGGTCTTCCAAAACTTGCCGAAGGATTAGACTCTATGGGAAGAGTAAAAGAAAAGCAAGTTACAAGAACCCTTTCGACTTTAAAAATGCTAATGGAATTTCTAGAAGATAAAGGAGATTCTGCGAGCATACGTAAAGTAGATCGTGCAATAAAAACATTTGAAAAAATAGGAAATGCTCTAACAAAAATTGCTAAACCTGTTAAAGATATTTCCTTAAGCTTTGCATATTTAGGATTAGGTATTCTTGCTTTTGCTGGGTCATTGTTATTAACCGCAATGATATTAAAATTATCTAAGCCTACAGATGTTATAATGTTCTTAGGAGTTACTGTCCTAGGATTATTAGTAATGTTTGGGACACTTGCCCTAGCTAATAGATTTATTAAAAAAGGTGTATTTACCTTAGTTGAAATGGGCCTTGGATTAGCTGCATTAGCATTTGGATTGCTTTCATTTGCTATGGCAATGTCTCTAATTCCAAAAATATTATCTAAGGAATCTGGCGGAAGTATTCTCAAATCAATGTTGATAGTTGGAGGAGTTATACTTGGGGCAGCTGCAATATTTGCTTTAGTTGCACCCATAGGAGAACTTATTCTTTTAGGAGGCTTAGTTATTTTAGGAATGGGTGCAACATTCTGGCTTCTTTCATTAATGATTAAAAAAATTGTTAATGTTGCTAATGAATTAAAAGACGTTCCCATAAGAGATGTATTAGGAAATCTTATTGGAGGAGTCCTGGGGGGAATGATAGATGGGATTTCTGTTCTTTCTGGGGGTAAAAAAGGAATTGGTGGTATTGCAGAATTTATAAAAAATAGTGCTAAAATATTCGCAGGTATTGGTGTTTTAATGTCCATGTCTCTAGCTCTTTGTATGTTTGCTATAGCTGTTACTGCTTTTGCCGAACTAGAAAATATGAGAATTATTGAAGGGTATGATAAGGACGGTAAACCTATATTTGGAGCAAAAGTTAATCTCACAAAGGTCGCTGATAATATATCGTATTCGATAAGTACTTTCTTAACTGCTCTTCTTGAATCCACAGAAACTCTTACAAAAGAAAAAGCTGTTGCTATCAGAAAAATGGGTAGAGCTTTAACTGGAAGAAGGGGTATTCTTTCCGCAGTTATCCAATTTGCTGATGCAATGAAAGTATATGCTGAATTTGGAGAAGCTAATGAAATTGGATATGTTGATTATGATGATAAAGGAAATGAGATAAAGAAAAAAGTCAAAGCAACAGTCGTAGTTGATAATATGATTGGTAGCTTCCTTTATTTTACTGAAAAATTATTTGGAAGATCCGAGAGTGAATTTGGCGATGGAGAGCCTGAAGGAAAAGGAATATCGGGTAAGCAGAAACGAAGAATGAAGAGAATGTCCAAAGCTCTTATTGGAAGACATGGTATTCTTTCAGCCGTTATCCAATTCGCAGATGCTATGAAAGTATATGCTGAATTCGGAGAAAATAATGAAATTGGATATGTAGAATATGATGATAAGGGGAATGAGATAAGAAAGAAGGTTAAAGCTACAACCGTTGTTGATAATATAATCAGAACATTCCTTTATTTTTCTGAACAATTATTCTCTAAATCCGAAAGTGAATTCGGGGATGGCGAAGAAGCCGGTATATCCGGAAGACAGAAGAGAAGAATGCAAAAGATGTCCAAAGCTCTTATTGGAAGACATGGTATTCTTTCAGCCGTTATCCAATTCGCAGATGCTATGAAAGTATATGCTGAATTCGGAGAAAATAATGAAATTGGATATGTAGAATATGATGATAAGG